AGAATTTGTTGGTTGATGCAAAGTCTATGATTGTGAATAAATTGGATAAGGTTAAGAGTATTGGTACATTCATCAAGACTGCAAATGGTTTCAAGGCCACTAATCCAGAGGGTTATGTGGCGATAGACAGAGTAAGTGGTGGTGCGGTTAAACTTGTAGATCGTATGGAATTTTCGTATAACAATTTCACTGCAATAAAAAGTTGGGATAAGTAATATGACATTACAGAAATACGTTAAACAATTACGTCCTAGAGATGAGGTTGCAGTTAATCATGTTCATAGGATTCAAGAAGCTGTTTCTAAATTACCTCAAGAAAAACAAATTGATGTTGATTCATTAGTTAGTGCTGAAGAATCAGTTGTGGCAACTCAAATGTATGAAGCTGCTGGGGTAATAGTTGGTATGAAAGGGTTAAAGTTAACTGGTGCCGACTTAAAAAAGGTTATGTCGCATGACCAGTTTAGTCCAAAAGCAAAAACTTGGATTGAAGATTTTCTTAAAGCACATCCTAATAAAGAAGCACTTGATGCTTTTTTGAATTGGGTAGTATTGATTGGTGGAGCAGTTGCAGATGTTCATAATGGAGTCTTTAAAGATTTTATTCATAAAGATGTAGATAAAGAATATAAAGGGAAAGGGAAAGCACCAACAACATTTCAAATTCCAGCTGCCGATAAACCTAATACAGCAGACACGGTTTTTATTACAAGTGGTACAAGACAAGATGTATTTAAAGCTTTTAGCACAATTGCAAAATTACCAGATAAAGATCAGTCATCAAGAGTAAAAACTACTAAAAAAGGTTTAGTTACCTTGTTAGATGAAAAGGGAAAAGAAATAGTTTCTTATTACCAAATTTCCTTGAAGAAAACTTTTGTGGCTGCTAGAGTAGGTAGAGCTACTGCATTTCTGAATAAAAATTATATAGGTGGTATTAGTACTGCATCACCCACAGATGCAAGAAAATATGTTCAACAAAACCAATCATATGATTATAATCAAGGTGAGATGGTAGAGGGATTTTTTGGAGATGCATTATCTAAATTTAAAGATGTTGTATCTGGTGGATTTAAAAATTTTGTCGGTTGGGCAAAGGAAAAATATACAAAAATTGCTAAAGTATTAGTAGGATTGTCGATTAAACTTGCTAATCAAAAGATTAAGAGAAATCGTGGAATGAAGTCAATATCAAACATTTTGAATATGACGCAATTAAATGAATCTTCACTAACTTCATTTCTTGGAGAAAAGAAGAGCCCAAATATTAAAGTTACAGCGAAATTAGTAAAAGAATTTAAAACTCTAGGTCAGTTTGTAAAAAACGATGAAATTAATAAGCTTCATAAAGAAAATATGACTTTAATGAGCTCATTAAATGCTAAGTTTGCTGTTCCCGGCCGTAAAGTTTTACCAATACTAATGTTACCAAATGAGAATGCTGGTCTTGTAGATATGGTAAGTATTGGTAATGAAATAGATAAAGTTCTTAAAAGTAAACTAGGAGCCGATATAACAAAGGATGATATATATCTTGCATTAAAAGTGGGTATGAATTATTCTGCAAATACTGCTATTTTTGGAATTTTAAAGTCTATTGAGAGAAATGAATCAGAGTATAAAAATCTTAGTCAAGCATTGTTTGCTTTTTCAGCTGAAATTGAATCAGAAGTTAAGTTTGGAAATACCTCGTTACCCTTAGTTATTGTATATGGGGGAGAAAATAAAAAGGCAATTGTTTTAGGCACAAGAAGTGACTACAAAGACGAAAAGACTAGTGAGTTATCTACAACAGGCAGAGAAATCAATAATTTCCCTGTTGCAATTTTTAGTGTGGATAAAGCAAAAGCTGGAAAAACAAAACAATTATATAATGTTATTAAGATAAAAATGGTAAGTGATTTTAAAGAAGTTAATGGAAAACCAGAACCTATCTATTTGATGTTTGAACTTATTGCTGATCAAAGTAGATCATTCAGTTTTAAAATAGAAGGAAACAAATATGAAGATAAAGCTAAGGCTATGTCATAATTTTAATATAACTTGACGGCAATCCTCATTATGTAGTCCATGCACTTCTCTATGACCACATTCCATACCACCACATTTTCCCGTCCCAGACTCCTCTGGAACTGAATCAACAATCTCTCTAGTGCAATATTTACAGGTTTCCATGTCTATGTTATCATAGGATTAGCAGGGTCAACGCCCATCCAATTGCTCCACTCTTTATAGAAATGTCTCATACCCACTTCATCGTGAATAGTCTCATCTTCGTGTCTACCATGTAGTATATGACGATGTTCTTGACCAGACTTCATACTTGCACCTTGTCCAGTAATACCCAAAAGGTCTTCGTGTAAGTTTCTGCCCATAGGGCCCCAGATTGTGTTATGATGTGCAATACGAGTTTTACGCTCTTCTGGTGTATCCTTTTTAAGACCAAATCCACGAAACTCAATCATAACCTTATTTGGCCCAAGTGGTGTTACAACGTCTGTACGTAATGCACTACCACGTAGATTAAAGTTCATGCCAGGAAATAGATCAATCATGTACCACTGGTTTGGTGGTAGGTGTGGAAATGAAAGGTCTTCTCTGGACTCACCTAACTCAAACTCACCATACTGTACTTCAAAGCTACCCACGTTTACATGACCATTATCGAACCCAGTACACTTACGTGCAAAGTACTCTTCATTAAAACCAGTTACACGATTGAAGTAGTGCATATAGTCATGGTAAAATTCACTATTGGTATCATGCCACAGCTTGTAGTTGCTGTCGATGATTGCTTTGTGATAATGGAATACTTCCAATGGCTCTGTGTCGAGTGCTGGACGAATAACATCAAATGCACCAGCTGCCCAACCTTCAACATCTTGAGTTGGTTCTAGATTAAGTGTAACCCATACCATGCCACCAAACTTAACTTCACATGGTAGTTCTTGATGATCTTTTGCCCAATCTGCTTGATTCCAATGATCATAACCACCGTCTGTGGCTACGTTTCCACTAGGGGGCATAGATTGAAAATAATGTTGAAATGCAACAACTTTGTCATTGTCACGAATCATTGCTATTTTAGAACCAGCGATACTGGAAGTTCTAAAGTCTAGATGGTTCTCTAGTTCTGATTCATGGCAGAGAGGTATCCAACATTTTTTGAATATCTTTTCTTGTTCTTTATGAAAGATATTCCAATCGCTGTAGATACGAGAATCTACATATTCGACAGTGGGTTTAGATAACCATTGAGTGTGTTTACGTGCAGGCATTATCTTTCCTTTTTTTCTTTTTCTATATTTATCACACCACAGTGTCCAACTTCTTGCATAGCTGGCAAGATTTCTTGCATAGTTTTTAGGTACTCAATAATCGCAATACGCTTCTTTTCCTTCTTCTCACGGAAACGCATTTTTGTACCCTTGACTAACTTTGTACTTTTAGTAAGCCACTGATTCATAAGCTCAGGCGTCCACTCTGGATTTTCTTCTGACCATGCTAAAAACTTTTTACTATACTTGTAATCTTCATTTTGAGCAGTGCCCCTATTAAAAATGTTCCAAAGATTTGGGCCCATCTTGTTTTTACCATCATGTTCAATTGAATGACACGATTTACACTTTCTAAATTCCTTGTCTCCTGCAAATGCTGGCACACTTCCTACTAATATTAAAATAGTTGTTAATAGAATTTTTATCATTCATATATCCTTCTTTAGTTTTGTCAAGTCACTTATCCATAAATTCTGGATAAGCGTTTCCTGTACCCTCGTACATATCAGAGCCGACTAATTCTTCTTCTTTACCTACACGAATACCGATAGTCTTATGTAAGACCCACCATATCCCTAAAGATGTAGTGAATACAAATCCACCGATAACACCAATACCCAATACTTGAATTAATATTGTTGCATCTGAATTAAAGATGGGAACTAATAGTAGACCAAGTATACCAGCAGTTCCATGTACAGAGATAGCACCAACGGGATCATCAATGCCCCACTTCTCAAGTAGAGTCATAGACAGTGGGACTAGTATACCACCCAATGCACCATAAAGTACTGCAATCTCTGGGCTTGGTGTATATGGATCAGCAGTAATAACTACCAACCCCGCCAATGCTCCATTGAGAGTTACATTGAGAATGACCTTCTTTGTCCATAGTTTAGATACAATCATAGCACCTAACAGTCCACCCGCCGCAGCCATATTGGTATTAACAAATATCTTACCTAGTGCATTTGCATCAGCAATAGTAGAGAACGCAAGTTGAGAGCCACCGTTAAAGAAGAACCAACCCAACCATAGTATCAATGTACCTAATGCAACCAGAGGCATATTTGAGCCAGGAATATTCTTTGGTTTACCGTTCTTATCATACTTACCATCACGAGCACCAATCATAATAACAGATGCAAGAGCTGCAGCTGCACCAGCCATATGCACGATACCAGAACCAGCAAAATCAAAAAATCCTAATTCACTTAGGAATCCACCGCCCCATGTCCAAGAGCCCTCTAATGGATATATAACCGCTGAGAATAATGCAGCAAATATTAGGAATGACCACAACTTCTTTCTCTCTGCAACTGCACCAGAAACAACAGACATTGCTGTTGCAACAAATACCATTTGGAAAAAGAAATCAGCATACATGGAATGTGTATCTGGTTCATTCCACCCATACATTAACCTGTAACCTAAAAACAAAAATGCAATAGATGCTACTGAAAATAGTGCTACATTCTTTGTTAAAATCTCTGTGACATTTTTGGTTCGTACTGAACCCGCTTCTAGGGCAGTAAATCCTGCCGCCATCCACATAACCATTGCACCTGATATTAGAAAAAATATCGTGTTTATTGCATAATTTGTTTCAATCATAATTTATCCTTTTTCATTTTATATCTAATAGTATCACACTTATATGTATTTGTCAATATTACATTTTCCAATCATCACCAAATTCAGTCTTATCAAATACAGGCCCAGCAAACGTTTCCTTGTCTTCTTTCTGATTACTATCTACTAGACCCTTCTGTTCATCTTCACCAACGTCAAACAGTTTCATCTTAGCTCTGTCTATACCCACTACGAAACGCTTGTTGGTATTTGTGTCGTTATATCGGTTCTTCAATTGTTTAACTGCAATCTGGTTAGCAGCATCAAGTTCCTCATTACTAACAAGAGCGAACATAAGATCGGCAGTAGCAGGAAGCCCGAAAGATTCACTCGTATCCTCTAGTCCCACATCACTGTTAGAGTAACCGCTCCTAGTAGTTTGAGTTGCAGACATGATAGGTACATTTGTCTCAACTGCAAGTCCTCTAAGTTCCTCAGCAATCGCCTTGATGTACATATAACTGTTGACGTTACCATTCGCCTTAAATCGTGATGATGCACATATGTTTAGATAGTCAATGAAGATGATATCTGGTTTGAATGACTTCTTAATAGCCAGTTCCTTGATCAGTCCTCTGAAGTGATTACTGTGTGCTGATGCAGTAGGGTATTCTTTGATAACTAGAGTTCCGTTGGTGTTCTTAATGATAGCATCCATCTTGCTGTCATACATCTGCTTAGGTAGTTCATGCAAATCATCTATAGTTATATTCATGAGGTTTGCATCGATACGTTCAGCAATACGTTCCTCAGCCATCTCCAGAGTGATGTACAGGACACTTTTACCCTGACTTAGACAGTTTGCAGCCATGTGACACATGAACAGAGATTTACCAACACCAGTGCCTGCAAGAGCAATGTTAAGTGTCTTCTGTGGTAATCCACCCTTGGTAATACGATTGAAGAAGTCCAGATCAAATGGAATCTTCTCCTCTACTTTATGATAGAAATCAAACCTTGATTCTGAATCCAGAAGATAATCATGACCAACACGGTTATCAAAACCAACAGCCAGGGCATCTGTAAGAAGGCTAGGTAAAGCATCAACCCCTCTATCTTTATCTTTTCCATCAATAATTTTAATCCCATCCACAATTGCATTATA